ATTCTACTTTGGTTTCTTCTTTAATAAGATCCTGAAGTTGAATATCAGGGCCATATTGAGTAATAATTGGTAACATTCTAAGATCGAAACTCTTTTGAAGTTTACCCAACTCCTCTAAAAATTTTCGTGCTCTTTCTTTAAAATCATTCATATTTTTTAATTAAGAATCGTCGTCCCACGGGCTAACAATCCTCGGTTTAATAATTTTTTGTATGTCTTTTTGCACCCTCGTCAACTCTTGTGGTTTAACTATTGGATTGAATGGTCTAGTCATAATCATATAACGAAGACTATCAACACAATGGTCATTCTTTTTTACAACATCTTCAGATACATTTCTTGTTTTAGCTTGCTCTTCCGTATATTCCTTATAACGATAGTTACGAAGTTCTTGAACTAAATTTGGACACTTATCTTTAAAAATATACAAACTTGGTTCTCCATTATTTGGATTAATCTGCATATACTCTCTTATACGAGTAATACCAGAATTCACATCATTATTACCTGGTTCAAATTCCCAGCCATTATCATAAAAATCCTCAATAACAGAATACTCAATCTCTTCACCAAATCTTACTTTAACTCTATTCTTAGCTGCCGTAGAAGGATCAATTACTTTAATTTGAAAAATATTGTCTATAATTCTTCGTCTTTCCGATATTGGTTTTGTTCTCATCACATCATAATCTACTTTAAAATAAGGATAAAATTTCTCCATCATCTCTTTAGAAGACACAGAAGGAATTGCTGGGTTATAGTATTCGTCTACTATATAGAGCTTCCCTTTCAAAGTCCAGATGCCGATCAGTGCTGCGGTAGGATTACGTTGGCCAAAATCTAAACTAATTAAATACTCAATTGGTTCTTGAAATTCAAATGAATTTATACAATGAATATTTTCATCGTAATCACAGAATTCCTTTCCATAAACCAATTTACCAGATTTAGTGGAGAAGTCTATCTCATATTCCTTATTCCATTTAATAAGAGGCATACCAGCTCTTTCATTTTCTACCCATTCCTTTCCTTGTCTATCTGTGTCTTTCTGAGGATCTGCACTGTAATGAACCATTAAGACTGCGAATTTATTCAGGGGATTCTTCCAAAATTTTACGCCTTTTATAAGTTCCTCATGATTTATATCCTTATACATATTATGTCATTTCAATTTTATCAAAAATAAGGTCTTCGAAAAATGAATTATCCTCAGCGGTTGAAACTCCAGTAAAACGACCTTTAGAAGAAATTGTAGGTTTTGCGGCTGCGTAGGCTTCAGAGGCTTCTGGTTGAAAAGCCATCTCATCAGAGAAGATACCTGAAGCTGTGTGCATACGAATAACATCACCACCTTGAGGAATTCCTCTTATCTCAGAGTATATATCAGGAAAAATCATCCGGCAATAAGTATGATTTCCTTTATTCTGAGGATTACAAAGTAACTCTTGATAAGAATCACCAATCCTATATCTTTTAAGGAACATTGGTTCATTATCCCAAATAAACTTAGCCCTCTTAATTAAATCATCAGCATCTTCTTCCTTCTTAGATTGAAAGAAAGTGAGACGTCCTACATGAAACTGCGAATCCCAGAGATAGAGAGCGATAATAAGCCAAGAAAACATCATCTGCCTACTTTTTGGAAGTAGTAAAAGCGGTTCTGTAAGCCATTTATCTACGATAATCTTCAAATACTCCTTATCAGGAAAAGACTTAATAGGATTCTCTGAATCATGAACATCCAAAGTCCTTGCCCAATGAGTTAACCAATAATAAGCACCAGTCTTCTCGTCAGCACAAAGAGCATACTCAATGTCTTGAAGTTCTTTAGACTGATAAAGTTTCTGTAAATATTCTACATCATGCATATTATGTCCCCGTGGTGAGAGAAAAATTGTGGGCAACTCTCACCATTCCAATATAATTAGTAAACTAATTTATCGGCCTTTTCACGCCCCACGGAGAAATAAACCGCTAATGTTTAATTTGTTTTAAAAATCCACTAATGTTTAATTTAAATAAAAACACTACATATGACTAAGTAGTGTCTTCTTTAATTCCTCTAATTGTTCTGGACTCATGTTCTTTGTATCCACATCACCTATAGCATCCTCAACATGAACAGACTTCTTTTCTGGAGCAAAATCTCCTGTTAACTTAGCTAGAGTATTAATAGCAGAGATAATGGTCTTCCCATCAAAATCACCAAAAATAATTTCCTGCAATTTTTTTACAATCGCCACTTTATCCGCTTTATGTTGACGGGCTATCTGTCTAAACCCCCCCTCCTCAACCTCAAGAGCATCTTGAATCTTTTCCTTTTTCAAAAGAACGCAAGCATTAACAGCTGCAACATTATCATTATCAGTATCATAAGCCTTCATGTATGCCTTTGTTCCATTATATCCATTCGTCACATATTCATTGACGAATAATTGTTCTTTTGGTGTTAGTGATGTTTTCATAGAATTTTGTTTAGAGCGGATGAGCTACGGAATAAACCCACCCGCTCATAAACACCCTGTACCCACAATACATTATATACCTCTTTCTAAAACTTGTCAATAGCATCAATCTGGGGATAAGTTTTGATTCTATATTTCAAAGAAAGAATAGAAATTTTTTCAGGGCAATAGAATTTTTTCAGGCAAGATGTGTTGTTTTGGTTTGCCTAATTATTCTAATATAATCCCCCCGCCCCGCCAATTTGGATTCTGATTTTTGAACCCCCAGGCCTTCATTTGGCCGGTTTTAAGCCCTTGTATTTTATTTCTGTGTATGCTATAATACCAATATAAATAAATACACAAATTGTACACTAAAAACTAACGCCAAAGCCCTATACCTATATATAGCGTGTCGGGCCGGCACAAAAAATATGGCTATCAATAAGCAAAGCCTTGAAGCCTTAAGCAAGGACGAACTTATTGCCAAATTCTTGGGCAATAGGGAAGACCGCTTAGTGGTTATCAGGCAACGCAACCGCCTGAATGTTATCCTTTACGGGGCATTCAAGGCAAACCCCGAAAGTTACAGCGAATACTTCAACGGGTCAGACTACGATAAAGAAGTATTTGAGCACTTTAGCGGGCAAACACTTGAAGACTCCGAAGAGAGTGAGGCTTAATAGCCTCCTCTTTTCAAAGTTTTTAAACAAACCATATGAAAAGATTTTAATCAGTTATTGAGCTACTATACGGTTATGGTAGCTTCAAATTGAATTTAATCAAAAACTATGCTTGTCACAAAGTTTAAGAAGAGGTCGAGAAAACATTTATCTCAAGTGTTTGACCTTATTCAATTGGGATGGTTTCTATTACTGCCAGACGGCAAACTGAAACCGGACATTTTACCATCATTGAAGCGTATAAACCCTTCAATAGAATCGGTTGAGAGATTCTTATCTACTGTTATTAAATTCAGTTAAGGTATCTATAAGATGCTGTTTTTGGTATATTCAAAAGTAAAGTCGTTGATTTTCGCCCCTCGGTGAGCAAATCTCAAAAACACCAATGATTTCAATGAAGGGGTATTTACAAGAGTTAAATCAGCCCAAATCTTGTTTCTTTAATGTTAGCCATTCTTATTTTAAACTTATTTAAGGATGGGTCTGTGGGGGGGAGAGAGGGGCGCAAAATCGTATATAATTTTATTTAATACTTTCTATTTTCTTTTAATACTTTCTATTTCAAACTCAATATGACTTATACCAAAGACGAGGTAATTGAATTTATAGATATCATTTCAGGCAGTCAATCAGCGGAAACCATAGCAGAATCTCAAGAAGATGACGGAAAAGAATACGACAAAGAAAAAGCAGAAGAACTCTTAACTCATGTTAAAAGGGTTTTATTGGGGCATATCATTGAATTAATGAATTAAACATTAGTGGTTTTCAAAATTCATAGCATCAAATTTTATGGATAAAATAAAGAAAGAACTAAAAAACCTCCTAAAAGAACTTGAAGAGATTGCCGGTATAGAAGAAGGATATTTTGAAAAATTTTTATAACCATATGAAAAAAGCATTTTTAATTCAATCTGATGGTGAAGTATTTAAGATTGAACCAGAAGACAAGATATTTACTTTACCAGAACTCTATGAAGTCTTAGACACTAACGCTATTGAGATTGTCAACTTAAACCAAAAAGAATTCATTGTAGTAGATTCAAACGCTAAGATGGCAGACAAACCAAGAAACGAGAACGCTACCGAAATTCTACATTTTCAAAGGTCAGACTTCAACGATGACTATATAGCAGGTAATTGTATTATTTGCTCAAAGGGATTGATTGAATAAAACATTAACGGTTTTCAAAAATATGTCTTCAAATTTTGAATTACCATGCCCTTGTTGTGGACGAAAAACTGGAAGCAAGCAGATGATTGATTTCTTTTGGTTTTTCATCTGTTATGGTTGCGGATTTAGTTTAAGAATGAATAGTTATAGGGAAAGATTGAAGTCGGTTACGGTTTCTTAGATTGAATTAAACATCTTTTGTGCGAGAAAAATTGGAGTATTCAAATTTTCAATAAAAACTAACTATGGATTATCCAGTAACAAAATTCATGAGGCGATTATCCTTGATTATTGGGTCAATTCTTACCACATTCTTCATTGGATACTTCATTAAATTA